GGCAATTTTGTTTGCGTATAAAAAACGGGTTTTGATTTTTTTATTTCGATTCCGTTGTCGCGTAATGCTTCTGCCCGTGCGTTGTTTTTTGTTTGCTTTTGCGCTTGAGTATAGGTGTGCTCTTGTGTTGTTGCATTTGGCGCATGATGGGACGAGGTTTTCTAGTTCGTGTCCGCCGCCTCTGTCTACTTCGATTAGGTGATCTGCTTGTGTGGCTGGTTGGGTGCCGCACCAATGGCAGAGTGGGTTGCCTCGAAGTACCACCTGCCTGTTTTTTAAGTATTGTCCGTTTTTGTGTGCCTGCCCCATTTTGCTCACGCGCCTTCGGCTTGTGCTAGCGCGCGCTGTCGCGCTTGCTGATGTTTGTGTTGGTAAATCATTTTGTCGAGTTTATGTTTGTGGTTTGTTTTTGGTATGTCAATTTGTGTTTGTTGTAATTAAACCTAATGCGCTATGCCCCCCGTGCTTTTGCCTCTGAGCACACCCTATTACTTGTAACGCTTTTGCCTGACTGCGTGTTACCACGCGCGTCATCTACCCACGTTGCCGTGTGTCACCAACCGCCATGCAACCGGCTTAGGTCATGCCCGTTATTTAATTTTTTGGTTCGCTAAGTTTAAGCGCGTCAATCACTTTGCTTATGTCACGTTTATCAAGATCACCTGTTGTATGCACCTCACGATTCAATGTCGCGCTAATAAACGTTTTCAGGTCATCGCCTTTAAGGCCTTGACCGTTCGCTAACGCCCTCATCATGCCTAACTGTTTAGCAGACGGATAATCACGTTGTGGCACCTCTGGAAACGGCACCTCTGCGTCAGGTAACGGCACAACAGGCGCCAAACGCGTCGGTTGACGTGACTGTGCAGCCATAACCTCATCACGGCTAGCCAACGATTTATTAGCCCCAATACCTGCATAAGCGAGCGCACGCCCAACAGCGCTGGTGTATCCGACCTCTGATTCACTAAATTTTGTGTACGGTGTGCGACCCGGATATATTTCGCACGCTGACGCAACAACTGGCAACGGGTCATCAGGCGAACGCCAAATCGTGACCGTGCACCTAATGAAACATGATTTGTCGGGCATTTCAACAATTTCGCGTGATGTTTCTTGTATGCGTAATTCAGGCCAACGCTCAAACGCTATTTTTAGCCGTGTCGCAACATCAACATAATTATCCATAAAGTTTTGTGTCATGCCGCAAACCTTTGTTTGAGTGTTGCCATGTCGTGCAAATCGGTTTGTGGCACAAAATATGCTGGTGCTGGCATATCGTCACGCCAATATTTTTGTAACCGACAATCAACAAGATCGCGCCAACCTGAAATCAAAAATTCGTTTGCGTTGTCAGTCAACGTAACCAAAACATACGGTGCTGGTTTATCCCACTCGTGCACAATCAAATCACCCCACAAATATTTTGATGATCGAACTTGGCAACCGTTCAACAAATCAGATTTTGTTTGATCGTATGGACCAAATGGTTCGGCTTCACAATCAAAATATTTTGCCGCTGCTAATTCGGCGACACGTCCTCGATAATGATTAGTTAAATTAGTAAAATCATCAATCGGTGAAATTTTGGGTTCTCGATGTTTGTAACCATTGTCGATTGATTGTTGTACTTTTGCTTGCGCAAAATGACGGCATAAATCTAGTTCGGCGTCCGTCAAAGTAATCAAATATTTTCTAATTGGCACGGTGCACCATGTTTTCTAAACGTTGTATTTCGACTTCGTTTTCGTTCAATTTAAGTTGCTTGATACCGATTTCGACGTCGCGTTGTTTGACGCGCTCGAGCAGGTCGGTAATAATGCTGCACAAATATTTGATTTCAATGCGCGCCTGATTAAGTGTGTCGATCAGTTCGCCGTCGTCTAACACGTTGCGGTCGTCGATTTCGTGTTGCAACGCTCGTAATGTGCTTCGTGCTGCAAGTTCGTGCGGTTCGTAAAACGGCACTCGGTTTGCTGTGATTTCGTTCATGACTTGCATGAGCGCTCGCAACTGTGGGTCAGTTGTCGGGTTGATGTTTCCGGTCATCGTTAGCCTTTCGTTTGTTGGTGACTGACAATATCAGATAGGTGTACGCGGTGAGCAGGGTTGCGACAATTAAATGTTTTATAGTGACCATGCACGCCAACCGTTTGAGTATCTGTAGATGTTTAGCGCTGACCGTAAATTGTCCTCTAAATTAAATAGGTCGTCGCATGTGCGTATCAGGCCGTATGCCTGCAAGTAGCCGTTCACGAAATATTTTGACGGTTTGCACCAAAAGTAGTTGATTTGCATGACGCCTGCGCTGCCCCCGTTAGGGTCGGTTGCGTTGAACGCTGTCGGGTTGCAACGCGACTCGCGGTAGGCGATTGCCACAACGGTAGTTAGTTCGTTTTCGGGCCAGCCGACTTGTCGAGCCATGTCAAACACGGTTTGACACGCGTCAGGTTGCGTTATAGGCGTCGTTTTGATGGTTGTTGGCGGTAGGGGCGCTGGCTGTTCTAAACCCTGCCAAACGGTGACTGGTGCTGGCTGTGTGTTCGGTGTTGGCGGTTTAGCCAATATGAATATTGACGTGACGCTAATAAATAGCGATATGGCAAGTTTGCTGATAAGTGTCATTGGTGACCTACTTTCCCGGTAGGTAACCAGCCTAAACAGATTGCGGTTTGTTTTGTGGGGATACCCCAAAAACGCTTACCCAGCATGCTTTTGCCATCGCGGCGTCGTTGGCAATCGTCGGATCAATTTCTATGTGATACCAATCGCCTTGCTCGAAGTTACCTGCCTGCCAAGTGCCGCGATCACACTTCCAACTGCGTCGTAACGCATAATCAATCACTAACTGTATGCCTAACGCGTCGGCATTATCCAACAATTTGACAATAAACGCCAACGACACTTTGCGGCCGTCTTGTCGACCCAAATTTTTTTGAGCCTGCCAACGATACGACAAATCCATAGCAAGACCGCGCGCATGATTGCTGATAATGCCGGGTTTGCCGCGAACGTCACGAACAACAAATGTGCCGTTATTCCACAAACTACCTTCGCTATGCACGGTTGCTTGTCGAGCCCACTCAGACGTACCCATGAGCGGTTTTGTGACAACTGGCTGTTTTGTCACTATGTACGGTTTGGTCATGTTTCGACTGTTTCTAGTTCGTCAGGTATGCCGTTGCGGTTTTTGTCGCGACCTTTAATACCGTTGGCTGACACAAGACCCGATAACGCACCTGTCAAAAACACGCTAATCGTGCTCAACAAATCAACAATGCTGCCGTCCAGCGGTGATAATTCCTCAGGCATATTGACAAATAACATGCCCCACAACAAACCGACGACCATGATCGCGAACGTGATTGCCATGATTATGCCGACGCTGACTATTAGTCGAGCGTGTAATTGGTCATTTTCTAATTTCGCACCTGTCCGCCGTAACATATTCACATACCTCGTTTAGTTTGTAATTGGTTTTTGTTGATGTGCACGACGTTAAACACAATATGACTATGATTGCTCGAATGGTAGCCATGTTTGTGTGTCCTCGTCCCAATAATATTCGCCGTCAGGTTTTGGTGTTGGCGGTTGCCAGTCGTTATTTTCGTCTAATGTCCACGACGGATATGGTTGCGGTGCAATGAATTCGTCGCGCACATGATCGTAGGTGTAGCCGACACCTGCGTATTGTTTGCGTATCTTGTTGTTGTAACTTGTGCGAACACATTGTTGGCCACGAAAGTTGCCGTACCAAGTTTCAGGGTCAAGACCTTCGATTAGTTCGGTTTCGTCAATGCCGACTATTACTTCGGTGACTCGGTTGTTTGTGTCTAGAAATGCGTAGTGTGCCATTACGCCCAACTTACGTTGCCTGTGCCAGCGGTGATTGTTGTTACTTTGTTTGAACCACTTGTCGCTGTTGAACCTGTAAGACCTGCACCGATAGTAATTGTGTAATTGGCTGGATATGACAAAATAACTACACCGCTACCACCTGCGCCTGCGTTGCCGACATTTGATTCGTTTCTTGCACCGCCACCACCACCACCCGTGTTCGCCGTGCCTGCTGTTGCGTTTACTTGCTGTTTAGAGCCTGCACCACCACCACCGCTACCGCCAGCACCGCCAGCACCGCCAGCCGCTTCACCGCAACCACCACCGCCACCAGCATAGGTAACGCCATTAAATGATGAACCTGCGCCACCTGCGCCACCTTGACTAGCACCACCACCTAAATCAACACCTGTTCCACCAACTGCCGACGCACCACCGCCACCACCGCCAGTAGTAATAGCGCCAGAACCTGCACCGCCGTTGTTGCCTTGACTTGGTGAAGTGCTAGGTGTGTTACCTGACCCACCCGTTGACGGCGCATTTTGTGCGTTGCCACCACCACCCGACCCACCATTTGACCCAGCGACACCGCTCAAACTTGAACCACCACCACCACCACCAGCACTCGTCATTGTCGTCAGACCGCTGCCACTAATTTCGCTGTTGTTGCCGCTTGAACCGTTGCTAGTTCGTGCTGTTGCTGCCGCACCACCACCACCAACCGTAACCGTATAATTTGTAGAAACAGTCAAAGTTGATGTTGTCGTGCGAAAACCACCTGCACCGCCACCGCCACCAAATAACGCACCGCCACCGCCACCAGCAACAACAAGATAATCAACTGTCAATGGCGGTACTGCGCCAACACCTGCAAGAATTTGCATGACTTACGCCGACAAATTGCCGACAACAACCCAAGTATCGGTAGCAATCTTGCAACAAGTAGCGACCGCATACTGTGCATTAGTTTTCAATTTGCTGCCAGCGCTACGCAACGTCACACCAGCACCAGCCGTAATCGTTACCTGACCTGCACCAAGTTGCATAACGTTTATTTGTGTGCCAATACCATAAGCGACACTTGAATTTGGCGGAATAGTCAACGCAATTGCTGACGCGTTATCGCACGTCACAAGTTTGCCGTCATCAGTCAAAACTGTTGTATACGTCGTGCCTGTTTGCGCGTTAATAGCAATCATCGCGGTAGCGACCGCGTCTAATTCGGCGGCTGTCAAAACCTGCCCTGCTGTAAAATCTTGTCTAGTTGCCATGTGCCCTCACTTTACCCTAAAACGTTAATTGAATCGATGATGCCATAAACCGCGTCGTCAAGTATCAGTTCATAAACGATTGTCGTTGGTGCGGTGAAATACATGATTGCATGACCGCTACCTACGTTAATTGTGTGCTCTATGCCCTCAACCGATAATTCTTGTGCCAATTCAGTCGTGCCCGCACCGCTACTAAACGTTTTTTCTATGGTGATCGTGTCACCAATATCGACTATGGCTACGGTGTCGCGTTGCGCTGTAGTCAATTTGTTTAGATTTGTGCCGACCGCCGTATAGCGTGCCTCAGGTTCAGATTCAAGCAAATAGGTTGCCAACGCCAACGCTGCCGTGTCGTTGTGCAACAACGAATCGGTAATGCTCGTTGTTTGCACAAAATATTTTGCTTGACTGGCCAAGTCCTCTGCGACTTCTTGATTGCCACCAATGATCGCTACGGCCGCCCGGTTCACGACTTGATCTGCCTCAAACGATATGCCAATTTCGTCGTACGGTATGTTTGTGCCGTCGTCGTGAAAATCGGCAACTGAACCGCTGAGTGTGTTACCGATACGCGGTTGAAACGTCAGGTCGCCGTCACGCGACATAAACAACCTGCCTTGTTCGGCTGAATTTATTTGTGTGCAATATTGCAACACGTTCGTGCCTGCTGCGACCGTGAACGCCGCCGAACCACCCAAAGTTTGTGTGCCTGTGCTGATATTGCGTTGCGCCGCCGGGAACGCAACCTCAGGCAAATCGAGCACCGCGCTTAAACGCACGCTCGACAATTCCTCGCTCACGTTGTATTCGTCTAAATATGTTTGCGACAACAAATAGAAATCGTCCGCACAATACACCGTTACGGTGTCGATACCACCTAACGCAAAGTTGTAGTCATAGTTGACGATGTAACCATTAAACAAATATTGTTTTGTGTTTGTGTTGTCATATCGAGCCAGTCTGACATGTCGCATTGGTGCCAAACCTGGTTGCGCCGTCGTCGGGTCATAATATGGGCTGTTCGTATCAAACGGATTGAATAATCCGCTTGTGTCGAGCATGTTGAACACCATTGTGCCTGCGCTGAACTGGTCGCCTTGATCGCGTCTGCCGCGTTTGACAACAATGTTATTCACACCTGTTGTGACCGTCGCATAATTTGTTGTGCCGTTTAGAACGTATGTTGTGTTGTTTAACACGCCAGCGGTTGCGTCATCAAGTGTGAACGCGTCTTGTAAAAATCCTGTGTCGATTTCTAGGCTGTAGTTGCCAGCGCCGACGATTGCTGTGCCAGCCACTACGCGACCTGTATCTGTGCTGGCCCTGCCGACCTGTTGTATGCGCGAATAGCGTTGACGACCGCTTGACCGATTTCAGCGCTAGTCGACAAACCGCCGTTCACGTTCACCGTGATACCGCCAACACCACTATTGCGATTCAACGGCACAACCGCTTCGGGCCCCTTTTCACCAATCATCGCCAACGTAGGCGAATTAACTATGCCACCTTCAGCCAACATAGGTATGTTTGGCACGCTGAAACCTTTGCCACCAAAACCTGGCACCCAATCAGGAAACTTGAACGACAATTTACCAATCGTGTTATTCCATAGTTTCGCTATTGCGTTAAATATGTTTTTGTAGATGTTTAATACACCTTCAAAATAATTTGTCAAAAAATCTAAACTGGTTGTCACACCAACTTTGATTGCGTTGAACACCGTGTTGACTACGGTGCGGACAACCTCAAATTTGTTGTATAACACGACGAGCGCCGCAACGAACGCAACAATGGCCAAAATGACTAGTGCTATCGGGTTTGCTGACATAACAAAATTAAACAACGTTTGCGCCGCTGTAGCGACCTGTGTGGCGACCGTCCACGCTTTAATCGCCACGTTTGCGACGACTATTGCGGCGGCCAAACCGCCGACTGTGCCAGCAATAATCAAAAACAGGGTTGTATTTTCCTGCGCCCATTTTGCGACTGGTTGCAAGATTTCCAACAATTTTTGCAACGCTGGCAACAATGCCGCACCAATAGATTCCTTTGTTTCGTCCATAGCGATTTTCATCGACTTCATGCGACCCTCATACGATTTGGCCGCAACGTCGGCCGCACCACCAAACGACACCGACAACGCGCCAGTAATGTCATCTAACGTTGATGACGAGTCAATAACGCCTTTGAGCGACGGGTCAAGTTTTGTTAGCGCCGCTGTTTGACCGTTCGCCGCTTTGCCCAACGCCATAGTCACGGTTTCCAAATCCTTGCCAGTCGCCGCCGCAATATCAAGCGCTGTGCTCATCAAATTTTGTGCAACCTCAACCGACCCTGTAGAACGCACAAGGTTCGCCATAGCCGGACGTAACTCGTCGTCGGCAACCGCTTTAGACATCGACATAGAACTAATAAACTGCTCATTTTGCGCGATCACGTCGTCGGTTGCCATAGCGCTTGTGCGTAACTGTTGCGCCAACAAATCTTGCGCCTTTTGATCCTCGACGGCCGCTTTGGTCGCCAAACCTAAACCTGTCGCTAAACCACCCAAAACACCAATCGCTGGCAACATCGCTTTTTTGAGTGCGAACGCCGATTTAGCGCCAGCGCCTTCAAGTTGCTGAAACTCGGCCATAGCCTTCTTAAGACCGGTGCCGTCAAACTCCGTGACAATGGGTATGGATACGGCCATTAGTTCAATTCCTTTTGCACACGTTGCATGAGTCGGTCAATCAACGTTTCTACTTCGCCTTCGACTTGATATTTGTTGCGCTCCCATGCCGGCCAAACGAACCGTGACGGTGCACCGTATTTGGCGCTCAGCGATTGCACCATTTGACCGCCTTGATTTGTCGGCACTTTGCCTTTGCCCGACATGTCAATCAACGCCGCGCTGGCTCCGGTGTAACGCACAAAAAATGTTGCAAGATTTGTTGACGCGCCCCGATATTCGCGCACCTTTTTACCTGACACACCCGACGCAACTTTGTTTTGTTTGTCGTTGTATGGAAACATTTGGAAACCTGACGCTGTTGTCCATTTGCGTGCCATGCCAGACAACGGTGCTGAACGTGGCAATTTTGCTTTGATGTCGTTTGTGACTGGTGCGGTGATTCGCTTAAAATCCTTTGTCAAATCGCGGCGCGCCTGTTTGTCAATACTGTTCAATACTCGTAGCGCGTCCTTAATACCAACAACGCTAATAGTTGCGTCAATGCTCGAGTCAGCCATTAGTGTGCCTTGCGTTCCTTGTTAATCAATTCAATAACGGTGTTCATGTCGTCTACCTCAAACGGTATTTGATAAGGCCAAAATCCTGTTGCCACAACAATCTGCGCTAATCCGTAGCGGTATGAACCGCGTCTACTTTTGGGTCGTTGACCGCTTTCGGCAAACACGACTTCAATGATTTCAGATAATCGTCAAATATTGCTGGCACGGTGATACCAGCCATTTTTGACGCCTCATACGCCAAATACGCCAAATCCTCTTGACCGATAGCGCTACCCAACTCTGACGCTTTGCGTTTGTATTTGCGTTCCCACAACACGGTGCAAAACAATGTTGTTTCAACTGTTACTGGTTCGCGTCCGTCAACAAATTCGACTTCCAATGTTAATTGCATGCGTGTGCCTTTCCGGTTGGTCTTGCTTTGTTAGTTATCAGCGGCCAATGCCGCGCGATCATGAAACCGCTTTAGTTAATACGCCGCCAGAAAATGTGAGCGTGATAGTTGACAATTCACCCAACGACGCGTTGATCGGTGTGTGCGATTCAAGGTATGCGCCCGTGAGCGTGTATGTCGGGTTTGTCGACGACGCTGCACCTGACGCTGGGGCGATCACAATATTTGTTGTGATACCGACCAAACCGTAAATTGTTGCTTCGGTTTCTGACGCCGCATAAGACTGATACAACTCGACTTCAACGCTGTTGTTTTGCAACGATGTCACAGCCGCGCCACCAAATTTGCGTGCCGTGTCACCAAACGCGGTTGTTTCTAATTGCTCATAGACGTAGTTGATTGTGGCCGATGTGCATTGATCGGTGAGCGCCACGCTGTTAATTGTGACTGTCGGGTTCGATAGGTAGACGCTGGTAGCCATGATTTAGTCCTCGATTTCTATAGTTTTAGTTTTAGCAGATTTGCGTTCGCTTTGCGTGGATATATGTCCGCCTTCAATTAGGGCGTCAATGTTGGCGCCGTCAAGATCGTTGCCGTCAATGACATCGCCCGGCTCGTATCCGACCAGCCTGTTTGATGTGACAATATATTTGGTCATGTCAATATCCTACGCTGTTTGTGCTTGCACGTTGGCGACCACTTCGTAGGACGGATATTCGACACCGGCAATAAGCGTGCTGGTTGGTCGGCCGTCTGTGACCGCAATATTGGCCGCCAAAACTTTTGACATGATGTTTAATAGTGATCGTTGCGCGTCTAGGTTCGCTGGCCCTAATGTCACTATTTTGACCGGAAACATCAATTTAACGATGTTGTAATTCCATGCGTCAAATGACGGTGCGTCAATAAATACGCATGGCGGTTGCATGTTGCGTGGGTCGTTCACGACCGCTGGCATGCCTGTGACCGCTACCAGCGTGGCCGTTAAATCGTCTAACGCTTCGTTAAACAGATCGGTGAACGCTACGGGCATTATGCGACCTGTGGTCTGTCAACACCCAACAACTGTTTCACCAACGGTGATAGGCCGTTTGTTGAACCTGTTGACATGCCGTCAAACGACGCAAAATCAGTTATTGAGCCGCGCTGACGATACAACGCGCCACCATACATGACGGTCGCCAATTTGACATCTTGGCTGGGCACCGTTGTCAAGTTGTCGAAATATCCGACCTCTTGTCTGCGACGGTAACAAAACGAATTTGCTGCAGCCGCACAAATAGTCAAAAATGTTGTGTCACCAGCCGTCGCGGTACCAATACCAATCCAATCCTCAATGTCGCTTGCTGTTATCCATGTGCATGTTTGCGTGTAGGTGACGGTGCCGGTGTAGATCGCTACAAACTCGACGGCGTTGCCTGTGCATGCGTACAAAATTTGGTTAGGTATTGCGACGTTTGTGTCATACAAAAATTCGCCTGTTTCCGCGTCAACGCCCGTATATAAATATTGTGGTAACGCCAAAACGGTGAACGTGCCGTTAAACGGTGCGCCCAACGACCCGACCGTAACCGATTGCCCGACCGTAATATCGGTCGGTTCAAGCGTCGATACGCAAGCGTAATTATCTAATAATTGTTTGCTTGCTGTGTTGTAAGTAGCCATAGCGGTTATGCCGCCAAACCACTAGGCAATTGTGATTGATTGTATGAACGACGATTTTGCGACAAACGTTGCAAAATATCCGTAGTAACTAAACGTGCGGCTAAGTGTCGACGGTACTTCAACCGACAAAATGCCTTTCTGTTGCTCGTAAACCTCAAAGCCCGGTGCGTAGACAACAAGCATGGTGCCTGCTGCAAAGTTGTTGTCAACAACAAGTTGCAAACCGAGTGGGTTCATCGAATTGTAGTTCAACGCGCCTGACGCCGTGCCAATACCGTTTTGTTGAACGATGTTTTGTCCGTTCACGGCTGGAAACAACGGTCGGTATGCGCTGTCTAATTGTGCGCCCAACTTTTCCCATACGGTCGGGTCAACAAACAAATGTGTTGGGAAATAGTTGCTGTCCTCGGCGATTTCGCGCGCTGCGTCATACAACGAGTTCATCAACGATGTTGGGTTGCCTGCGGTAACCGTCCATGTTGAACCTGACGCTGTTTTGCCTGCGACCATAGCGTCAGCGGCAATGTCATCGGTTTTAATCAGATATTCGCCTGCAAGATCGTTCAAGATCAAATTCATCGCGGCTGGGTCTGTGAAGTCCATGTCCTGTACCGACAAAGTGACTTGACCTGCAACGGTTGATTTTGTGACAACGTTTGACGCGATCACCATTGTCGTTGCAGACACCGCTGCACCCTCGGTTTGTGCTGCTGCACTTGTGTGCGTGGTGATCGTTGGTCGAATAAATGTTTTGCTTGGTGTGTTCGGCATTGAACGTGCGCCCAACGCTGTAACGACTGGTCGCACAAAATTCAAGTCTTGAAACAACGGCCCTAATACTGGTACTGGCAACAGACCGGGTGTGTCGGTTGTGAGTACGTCGCCTGCTGCTGCTTGCAACGCGGTTGCGTTTTTGCGATTAGCAAACTGAAATGCTTCGTTAACTTTGCGATATGTGTCGCCACCGATGTGCATAGCGGCAAGGTATTCGCCTGCTGACGGCATCTTAAATTCTTGTTTTGGTTGCGCCCAAAGTTTGTCGACAGTTGATTGCGCTGCTTCGACTACTGGGGTTTCTGTTACTTCGCTCATGGTTGTGTCCTTTGCTGGTTCTTGATCTGATTGTATAACAGGTTCCGTGGTTGTTTCGTGGATACCCTCGTCCGGCACGCTGGCTGCGACACGTTCGATGATCGCACCGCTAAACGCGCCTTCGCTGACCAGCGATAATTCTGACCAGTTCGCGGCCTTGACGATCATGACGCCTTGTTCGTCGTAACTGAAATCTGTTGGTGTTACGCCGACCGATACTGCGTCAATTACGCCGTCGTTAGCAAGCGTTAACGCTTCGTCACCTAGCCGTGTGGCGCTAATTTTGGCGGTGAACATCATGCCTTGCGGCGTATCTACGCGTTCGACAACTTTGCCAACAATTTGATTGCTGTCGTGTTGCATATAAAGTTTCGGGTCGCGGCCCGTGACTGGCAACGACCCTTGCAAAAATCGTACCTTAGTGCCGTCCGAAACTGTTGCTGTTTCGTCGTATGTGACGGCCACACCGCTAATAGATCGGCGTGGCAGACCGTCTGCCGCCGCCGAATCTACGGTGATTAGTTGGGGGATTAACTTAATCATAACGGTAAATCTACACTTTCTGTTGTTGGTAATTGTGCATTTGGTTGATTGGTCATTGAGTATTCACCAGTCAAATAATCCTCTACGTCAAATTCGACGTAGGTGCCATTAGGTAGAACGTTGTTTTGGCTGAGTGTGCCAGCAATACAATCGGCGTAAGCGCGCACGCCAAATGTCCACAAGTCCATACGCGATTCTGCCGATGACTGATACGAATATGAGCCGACGCTGATACCTGCAAGGTATGGCGGTATGTTGCACAAGCGTGCCATTTCCATAGCCTGAAATTCTGCGCTGTCAATCAACAACATTTTGTCGGGCGATGTCAACGTTTCGGTGTATTGCACAAATTCGTTTAATGCGGCCGTTTGATTTGTTTCACGCGCCGCGTTAAACGCCGCTGCTAGATCGGCTAACTCCTGTGCGCTTAACGGTTCGCCACCAGTTTGACGCAACACACCTGCCGGTATTGCGCTACTCGAATTGCGGTAACGTGCCGCCTCAAGTTTTAACGCCGTAGCAACCGCCTGTTCGGACATGTAAACAATGCCTTGTATCGGTGACAAAAATTGTATGACGTCATCGGGGTTTAGTTCGCCGCCTTGAAACACGATTTGTTTTGACGGCGCAAACCACACCGGGCCTGATTGATCGAGTGTTTGTATCATTGCGGCTGGCAGTCGAGTAAATGACGCTGGAAAACCGTCAGCGGTTCGCGATGTCACATACCAAAATGCGCGACCAAAAAAAAATAGGTCGTCAAATGTCCACGCCAAAATATGGTTGTTTGGTAACGTCGGGTCGATACGACGCAACCATGTGCGTGGCGCTAACGGCACCTTTTCCATTTCGTCGCCATTCCAAATTTCGTTGTACATTTTTAGTTGCATACAAGCAACGACGCTGGCCATAAGATCGCGCGCGCGACTTATTGTCGGCACACTCATCGCACGGTTGCGTGCCGGACCTTCAATGTACGAATAGTATTGGCCGATCATTTGTGCGCCACCGTTGTTGACGCCGTTGGTGTAATAACTTGCGCCACCAGCGGCGGCCGCTTTAGTTGGTTGCGGTGATATCGCTGCTTTGTTGACGGTGCGGTTAAATAATGCCATGCGCTAAGTATGCCACCAAAACAAATGTGGGGTGTGTATAGGTAGCCGCCAAACCGTAACCGGAAAAGTAAGGCGACTGACGGCTACCCGTGCGTCATGCTAGTTGCCAGCAACAACAATCATCGGTTTCCCTGTTGCGGTTGGTCGACTGGCAAGCGCCGCTGACCAAACCAAACATCGCGCCAACTCAATCGGGCCGGGTGAGCGTTGCGACGACAACGCAATACTGTTTTGTGACCGTACCGCTACCGCACGTTGAACATGTTCGGCGAGCATTGTTTCGCCTGTGTGCCACAACAATTTTTCGTGAATCATCGACCGTATTCGTGGCGTGAATTTCAATATTTCGGCATACCCGACAACAATTCGACGACGTTCTAATGCGGTCGGCCAATGCAAATCTATTGACGGGGATATCGCAAATTTGACGGTCAAATCCTTAGCCAACTGGTTAACTTCGTGCAACATTTGATCGTATGTGTCCGTTACGAACGCAACGG